ACGGCACCTAAATGCGCGCACTCATCGCACTCCTGAACCGCGAGACCGGCGTGGATGATCCGCACACCGAGGCGCATATCCGCGCGGCAGCGGAACATCCGGGCCTGACCGTCGAGCAGTTCGTGATGGGCTGCGGAACGCCCGCGGGCTATGTCGGATGGTTCTGGTGGCAGGGCAGGCGTGCCACGCAGACGCAACTTACGCGGATCTGCACGGGGCTGCAATGTTCGCCTTCGACGCTTTTGGTCGGTGTGGTGGGAATTGACGCGTGAAATGACGATTCACTACGAACTGCAGGGCCGCACGGTGACCGCCTGGCTTGAGCGCAAGGGCGTGCGCATCGCCGAAGCAAGCGGCAACTCGCTGGAGATGGCGATTGGACGGCTGATCTACGAACTTTCGCAGCGGGATGATCCCGCAGCCACGCCGCGCCTGCGCGTCGTGGAGGGTTAGACCGCGTTTGATTGAGTGCGCCGCTTGGCGCCTGACCGTCTTCCTGGAACCCATGAAACAATCCCGCAAGCAGAGGCGCCTGGCGGCGCGCGCCGGCGGCGCGCCCATGAGCATGGCCACATTCGGCAACTCATATTTCGGCGCGAGCAGTGCGAAGGAGTTTTATAACTGGGCGCCCGGGTATGGCTCCGCAGACTCTGACCTGTTGCCCGAGCTCGTCACGCTGCGATCGCGGTCGCGCGACCTCGATCGCAATCACGGGCTGGCACACGGCGGCATCCAGACTCTCACTGACAACGTCGTCGGCACGGGGCCGCGGCTCAGCTCGACGCCCGACTACCGCGCGCTCGGCAAGGACAAGGCGTGGGGCGAACAGTGGAGCAACGATACTGAGGCGCAGTTCCGGACCTGGGCGGACACTGCCGAGTGCGATGTAACGGGCCGGTCGAATCTGCGCGGGCTGACGACCCAGGTTTTCCGGGGTGCCGCGATGAACGGAGAGGGCCTGGCTCTGCCGATCTGGGATCCGCGCCGTGGGTTCAAATGGTCCACCCGTCTTCAAGTTATCGAGTCCGACCGGCTCTCTTCTCCGTTCGGCCAGCTTGACACGCAAATCCTCCGTGGCGGCATTGAGATCGACGATCACGGCCGGCCACTTGCGTATTGGATCTCGACCTGTCACCCGGGGGACTGGTTGTCCATTTTCGCGCAGCAGCCATTCAAATGGGACCGGATCCCCGCGGAGACCTCCTGGGGCCGGAAGCGCGTGATCCATGTGCACGACGCCGAGCGCTGCGGTCAGAATCGAGGCAAACCCATCCTGGCGCCGGTGATCGGGCAGTTCCGGATGCTCGACAATTACCAGCGCACGGAGCTGCAATCCGCGGTGATCAACGCGATGATCGCGGCCTACGTCGAAACGCCGCTGCCGCCCGAGACGCTCCTTTCAATGTTCGGCGGAGACGACGGCGACCAGCGGGCCAAAGACTACATGGTGCAGAACCGGGGACTGATCGCGCCGCTCAAGGGCGCCGCCACGATCCAGCTACCGCCCGGCACCAAACTGAACCCGTTCATCCCGAGCAGGCCCAGCGCGCAATACGAGGCCTACACGACCTCGCTGCTGCGTCACATCGCTGCTTCGATCGGGATTCCGTATGAGCTGCTGGCGAAGGACTTCTCGAAAACCAATTATTCGAGCGCACGCGCCGCCCTGCTTGAGGCCTGGCGCTTTTTCCTGGGCCGGCGGGAGTGGCTGACCTTCCTCTGGCTGCAGCCAGTTTACGAGCTGTGGCTCGAGGAGGCGGTCAACGCGGGCCTGGTCGACGCGCCGGACTTCTACAACAACCGGTACGCATACTGCCGTTCCCGCTGGATCTGGCCTGGCCGGGGATGGGTCGATCCCGTCAAGGAGGCGGACGCCGCGGTCATTCGCATGGACGCCGGCCTTTCAACGCTCGAGCGGGAGGCGGCGGAACAGGGCGCCGACTGGCAGGAGGATATGGAGCAGCGCGCGAGCGAGTTGCGCAAGGCGCTCGACATGGAAAAGGAAATGGGGCTGCCGCCGGGCTCGCTATCGAAGCTCCCTCCACGCGCGCCCATGGTGGGCTCCCCGTACCCGTCTGACGATCCCAGAAACGCGCCAGCACAGCCTGGGCAGGAGGTGGCCGTATGAACTACCTGAACGTCGCGCATCGTGTGTTTAACACGCCGCTCATGCTCGAGGATTCCAAACTCCAGGTGATTTTGGGAGTGCTCAGTCCGCGGCTCAACTTCGAAGTGCCTTTGCTCAGCGACCGGCAGCCGGAGACGGCGGAACTCGAGGGCCGCCGCGGCGTAACCATGCATGCGGTCCCGCTCTATGGCCGCGCGGTGGCGGTCCCGGTCGATGAGCCCATGCCGACGGAGGGGGAAAACGGAGAGGGTAATACCGAAGAGCGGGCCGACTCGATCATGCTGATCAGCGTCACGGGCACGCTGGTCAACCGGATTGCCATGGAGCCGCCCTCGTCGTTCGCCTCTTACGAGCGGCTGACGGGGTACCTCAAGACGGCGGCGGCCGACTCGAGCATCAAGGGGATTCTGCTCCGCGTCGAGTCTTACGGCGGTGAGGTGGGGGGCGCCTTCGACTGCGCAGATGCCGTCAAGGCCGCCAACCAGGTCAAGCCCGTCTGGTGCGCGATCGATGACAACGCCTATAGCGCAGCCTTCCTGCAGGCCTCCCAATCCAGCCGGATCTACCTGACGCGCACGGGCGGAGCCGGCAGCGTCGGCGTGATCGCGGTGCACTACGACTTCTCGCAGTTCGAAAAGAAGGAAGGCATCAAGGTGACCCCGGTATACGCCGGCGCCAAGAAGAATTGGCTCAGCCAGGACGCGCCGCTCAACAAGGATGCAGAGGCCTGGCTGCAGGCCCAGGTCGACCGTTCCTATCAACTCTTCTGCTCCTACGTTGCCTCCGGCCGCGCGATGAACCAGCAGGCGGTCCGGGACACCGAGGCTGCCTGCTACACGGGTCAGGACGCGATCGACGCCGGCTTCGCCGACGAGATCGGCACCTTTGCGCAGGCATTAGACGATTTTCGCGTGGAGGTGCGCGCCGCGCGCTCCACGCTCGCTCTTGGCGGTCCCGCCGCCAATTCCACGGAAGGGGGTCAAGCAGCAATGCCACCCAGTGAAGTTCAAGCGGCGGGGATCACGCCCGCCGCCCCTGCAATCGATGTCGCGGACGTTCGCGTCGAGGTCGCTGAGACCGAACGCCACCGCATTTTCGCAATTCTCACCCACGAGCAGGCCCAAGGCAGGGAATCGCTCGCCCGTGAGCTGGCGTGCCAAACCGACGTGGATGTCGACGCGGCCGCCCGCATCCTCGCCATGGCGCCCAAGGCCACTCCGCCGGCGGCGAGCCCGTTCGCCGCGGCAATGGGGGCCCTCCCCAATCCCCATGTGGGAGCTGACGGAGGGGGCACAAGCGCAGACGACGAACAGACCGAAATCCGGGCGATCCTGGTCGCCTCCGGAAATATTCAAGGAGGCAATTAGATGGGAGCGAGCTTCACCTCAACTTCCATGACGAGGGACAATCTCCTGCTCGAAGGGGACGTTGTCACGAAACCGATCACACTCCTCTCCGGGCAGAACCTTTTGCGCGGTTCGGTCCTCGGCGGAACGACCCTGGGCGCCGTCAGCAAGGCCGCAAAAGCGGGTGGTAACACCGGCGCCGGGACGCTGGTCCTCGACGTCACCGCGCCGCTGCAGCCCTCTGCGTCGCCAGGCATCTACATGGTGCGCGTGACGCACGTCGGCGAATTCGAGGTGCTGGACCCCAAGGGCGCCAGCATCGGCGTCGGCGAATACGCGGCAGGAGGGGCTGCGACCTTCTCCGACCGCGTCAAGTTCGCATTCACGGACGATGGGACCACGCATTTCATCGTCGGCGACGGTTTCGACATTACCGTTGCGGCCGGCACGGGCAAGTACATCCTGTCCGCGCTGGCGGACGTCGATGGCACACAGATCCCCGATTGCATCCTGGCGCAAGACACCAATGCCTCCGCGGGCGACGTTGCGACGATCGCGTATTTCAACGCGACCGTAAACCAGAACGCTCTGATCTTCGGAACGGGGCAAACCATCGCCAACTGCATGGAAACGCTGAGAACCAAAGACATCCAGTTGGTGGATGTGAAGACGACCTACTAGGAGCACCACCATGGATATCTTTTCGACCAACATCCTGACCGGGGTCGTGAACAGTCTCCAGAACGTTCCACCCCAATTCCTCGTCGACACCTTCTTCCCCGGCCTGCAAACCGAGGCACGGGAGGAGATTTACTTCGACGTGGAGAGCGACATAATGATGCTCGCTCCATTCGTCTCGCCGTACCGCGAAGGCCAGATCTTGACAAATCTCGGCTACACCACCAAGTCCTTCAAGCCGGCTTATGTGAAGCCGAAGAACGTCTGGGACCCGCAGGCCGCGCTCAAGCGCATGCCGGGTGAAGCGTTAATGGGCTCGATGAACCCGGCGGACCGCATGCGGGCACTGGTCGCACAGAGTCTGCTCGCCCATCGCAACATGATCAATCGGCGCCTCGAGTGGATGGCCGCACAGATCCTGGCGACCGGCAAGGTGACGATCAGCGGCGACGCCTACGAGACGGTCGTAATCGACTTTCTCCGCGACGCGTCGCTCACCATTCCGCTGACCGGCGCTTCTCGCTGGGGCCAGACGGGCGTGGTGCCGCTCAATGACCTGCAGACCTGGACCGACATGATCCAGCAGATGTCAGGCTCGGCCGCCAGGACCGTGGTGATGAGCCTCGGTGCCTGGAAACTGTTCAAACAGGACGCCAGCGTCACTGCGCGACTGTACAACCGCCTGCCGGTTGCCGGCGCTCCGACCCTGCTCCAGGATGCCCAGATCGGGGTAGGCGGCAACTACCGCGGCTCCATCGACGCGTTCGACATCTGGACGTATTCCGGCTATTACCGGGACGCCGGTGGCACCACCCAGCCGCTGATGCCCGTGAACACGCTGCTCATGCTGGGTCAGATGCAAGGCGTCAAAGCCTTCGGCGCGATCCAGGACCACGAATCGCTCGAGGCCGTTCCTTATTTCTCGAAGTCCTGGCTCGAGGAAGACCCGAGTCGGCGCATGGTCATGACCCAGTCCGCGCCATTGCTCGTTCCATATCGTCCGAACGCCTCGCTCTGCGCGACGGTCACCGCGGCGGCGTAGTCATGTTCGTCACCACGATCACCAGTGTCGGGTCCGGGGGGGAACTGCACCTCCCCGGATCCCTCATCGAGGTCTCCGAAGAAGTCGGGAAGCACCTCATCAAAATCGCATCGGCGGTGAGCGCAGAGCCGCCGCCGATAGCGAAGTCCGTCCAATCCACGGCAGCAGCCGAGAAACTGGAACGGGCGAAAGCAGAAAAGCAGACCCCGCAAAAGGCGGCTGCCGGCAAGAAGGGCTGATGCCAAACCTGTTCGAAAAATACTCCCCGCAGATTCACACGGCCCTGCGCCGCGGACGGGGAGACACTGTCACGTTCCAACCGGGCGGGGGCGATCCGATCCAGCTTGAGCTGCTCGTGTCGTTCCCCGACCCGGAAGGCCAGAGGCCCACGTCACAGGTCGTTAACTTGTATGCCGAATTGGCGGCGTTGCCCCGCGTGCCCGCCAAGGGCGATCAATTCATGGTGCCGACCCCGGGTGTGGACATCGCCGGCGTCGCGGTCACACAGCAGGTGACATATATCGTTTACGAGACGCGCAGAGATGAACTGCTCGGAATCTGGATCGACTGCCGGAGGGCCTGACAGATGGCGCGGTTCATCAGCCTTTACGTCAAAAAGCAACTCCGGCTCGACCGGCTCACGTTTCCTCAGTTGGAGATGCAACGGATTGGCCAATTCGCGCTGGATCGGGTCAAGCAGCGACTGTACACCGCCACGGCACTGCAGGACCAGCCCGCGCAGCCACTCTCGAAGGGCTATGCGATCTGGAAGATGAAGATGATCTCGGGCAACGCCGACGTCCGGCAAGACGCCGGGGCTTCTGCCGTGCGGCGCCTGGCGGCGGGCCCGCTGGGGAATAAACTGCTCAAGGCCAAGAACCCGCGCCGCGCGTCCGCCAGGAAACTGCGGACGTTGCTCACGATGGCGAATCTTCGGGTGCACTCGAATAAACGTGACTACTGCGTCACCGGCGAATTCCTGGACAACCTGACGCTGCGCTCGGTCAGCGATAACAAAGCGATCGCGCGCTGGACGAAGGACGATCTGCGCAACCGTGCGATCGCGCTGAGCCACAAGGACGAGTTCTTCGGCTACTCACCGCTGGACCGCATGGCGGTTTATGAGTTCACGCGGCCATTTCTGTCGGATATGGCGAAACGCTTGGTGATTCAGAAGGAGATGATCGCGCCCCAATGATTGACATCAATTCACTTGTAACGGGCCTGACGGGACTCCTCCGCTTGATCCCTGACCTGGTCGCCGATGAGATGGCTGCCGACCCGACGAGGATCAACTCTTACTGCAACCGTTATCCAGACGAAATCAGCCTCTCCGAGGCTGTCCGCGACCTGGCGGCGCCAGGGATGCTGGTCGCGCACACGGGCACTTCGCTCGGTTCCGAAGGCGGTAACTCCTGCTGGCGCCACGAGATCACGATTTACGTTCGCGCCCGGGCCCAGGCTGGGACTGACGCGCCCTCGTACTGGAACATTCTGCGGCTCATCTGGAAGGGCGTTCCAACCGGCCAGACCGAGCAGCTTGGCAACCTCGAAGTCCTGTCGGACTGCCTGCCGATGGAGCCGCCGGCGATGATGCGCCAGAGCGACGTCGAGGGCCTGGATTATTTCGCAATTCAGACCGCTTTCAACGAACAAGGAGACGTTTAAATGCCTGCCACCGTGTGGATGCAAAAATACTCAAGCGGCGAACCGGATCCAACGGTTGAGCCGAAAGAGGTGGACGGAAGCCCGGAGGTCCTGCTGCCGCTGATGAACCAGGGCTGGCATCAATGCGACCCGCCCGGGGAGAAAAAGACAGCCGATGTGAAGGAGAGCAGCGATGCCTAGCCCAGCAAGAATTCTCGAAACTGGAATAGGGTTCGGGAAGAAGAAACAGGCATCCATCGGCGTCGCGAACGTCGTCGGCGACCTGTGGTCGTTCTGGAAATTGAACCCCGATCTGACCGGCGTCGTGCTGAACACCGAAGACGACGCGGCTGAAATCGGCAAAGGCCACGAGTTCGCCACTCAGGTGTTTCCGGTCAGCTGGGACGGGCCCTTCAAGCTGCAAAAATACACCAGCTCGGAATTTCTCACCTGGGCACTCGCCTACGCCATGGGCAACGTGGTCAAGAGCGGCACAACGCCAAACTGGATTTACACCATATCGCCGTTCGCTCCGGGCGCCGGCGACCCGATCGAGCTGCCCTATTTCTCCTTTGTGGAGCAGGTCCGGACCACGCCCAATTCGCTCATCGACCGGCTGCTGGTCGGCTGCCAGGTCGAAGGGGTCACGCTGCAGGTCAACTCGGGCCCCGGCCGGCAGTCTTCGCAACTGACGGTCGACGTAGTCGGCAGCGGAAAGTTGACCGAACCGTCCGCCCTCGTCATCCCAGCGCGCACGAGCGAGCACCTGCTACTCGGCGCGTCGATGGCTTTGACCGTTCACGCGGTCGACTATGTTGCGCTGAAGACCATCATCAGCGCGACGTTCACGTGGAAAAACAATATCGACCTGGCGGCCGGTTTCTTCCCAGGGAGCGGCTTCCAGAGCGCCGACGACTCCACCAGCGGCGCGATCCGCGGCCGACTCGAGTTCGGCACCCGCGCCATCGGCTTCAGTTTCATCGTCCGGCTGAAGAGCGACTCAACAGAGTGGGCCGCTTTGAAGGCGGGCACGTCGTTTACAGACGTCGCGCTCACGCTCACTGCGAACGCCAATGACCTCGCGACGATCTCGCTGCCCATGGCTAAATTCAAGGTCGTGAATTTTGCCGAGTCCGGCGGCTGGATTGCGGCAAACTGCACGCTCGACCCGTTGTACAACGCGGGAATCGCCAGTGTGGTGACGCATTGCACCACGACCGACATCTGCCAGTAGGAGCTCATGGAAAACCAACTCATCACCGGGGCGGCGGAAACGCCGCCCGTGTTCGACGCCTCGCGCCCGCTCGCCATCAAGTTGCCACCCGATGGCGCCCGGGTGCTCCACCTCGGCTTCCCGACCGATGAACAGTGGATTGCCTTCCAGCGCAAAAACAAGGTCGTCCAGCAGAACCTGGGGCGCAACCGCTCCCAGACCAGAACTAATCGCGAGGTCGCCGCCAGACTGTCGTCGCTGCTGGTCGAGGCGATTCGGACCGACCCGGATGGGCCAGCGATCGCGCCGGCGGATGCTTCCTACGCAATGAAGATTCTGAACGAGTGCGACGTCACCGGCGTGACGCGCGTCGCCGAGGGCTTCCGCGTGGCGATGCGGGTGCTTGGGGGCATCGAAACCGCACATGTGCTCCGCGGGCCGAACGCCGAAGAGATCGAGCAGTATCGCTTCGGCCTGGCCAGCGTCCTGGATCTGCCGCACGGCCAGCAGGAGATTACGATCAACCTCGAGGCCGCCGCGCAGACCTACGCAAAACTGAAAGTCTCGGCGGAGAACTATGTCGGCGAGCCGCCCGTCACCCATCAGAACGCCGCGATCCGCGCGGCGATCGAGGAGCTGGAGATGTTCCTCCAAGGGGGAGACGAGGCGGGAAACTGATCGCCGCGGAGTGGTGTCCGGAGAATCGCTCCGCGCGGGAACTGATCCGGGACCTGGTCCGACGTGAGGAGCTCTGCAACGATGCTCTGGGCTGCCAGGACACGGACGAGGTCGGCCAGCACGGACCCAACTGCCCGCGCGCCATGCTGGACGCTGAACTGGGCTCTACTGGCGCCGGGCGGCTGGTCCAGCGCGCACTCCTGATCCGGCGCGAGATCCACTGCGCCAAGGTCCGGCCGACCGCGCGCGAGCTCGCATACGAGACACTACTGCTGCTCGGCATGATCGATGAAGAAGAAGCGGCGTTCAATGAGGAGAAGGGAAAACGGACGCCCCGGGGCTAATAATCCTTTAAAGCGCTCAACATGCTATCCAGCCACGCCAGCGGCCCTCCATAATATAGCCAGGCAATGACCGCGATCGCGAGGCCAAGCATCAGACAGGTTTTGAAGGTCAGCCAACCATTCGCGGCTTCGTGGCAGTGGGGGCATTTCATCGCCGCGCGGTCGACCGGTAAATGACAGTAAGCGCACCGGTTTATGGAGCTGTCCTCCTCCGCTTTTCTATCGTCGGCGAACCGGCGTTGCTGATCCTGCTCATCGTCGAGCGCGATCCCGCGCAGCGCATTCCGGACGTTCTGGTCTAACATCTGAAATCCTCCCGCCCGATTCTACCTCATGTCAGACGCCACAAAGCTCGAACTCACTGTGCAGGTCGACCCGCAGCAGGCCAATGCCGCGCTCGGCAGCTTCAACAAGACGCTTAGCGACACAGAGCAGAGCGCTGTGCGCGCAGCGAGGAACAGTTCAACGGCCATGGACGGCATGACAGCCTCCATCGTCAAAGGCGCCACAGCCGGCAATCTGCTCGCCGACTCGATCAAGAGCGTGGTGAGCTGGCTCAAGGAGTGGTCGATCGGCGCCGTCGAGGCCGAGGCCCACGTCGAACGTCTGCAGGTTGGAATGCTCGCGCTCTCCAAAGCGAACGGCGTGGCGGCGGAGAGCGCCATGAACGCCGTCGCGTCCTTTCAGAAGGCCGGTTTCGCGACCGCCGATGCCACCGCTGCAGTGAACCGCCTGATTGTTGCGGGGATCAATGTCGACAACGCGAAAAAGCTCGCGACCATGGCAAATGACGTGGCCGCCATCAGCGGGACCACGCGCCCGGAGGCGGCGGCCGCCCTCATGAACGCGGTCGAATATGGCAACGCCCGAGATCTAAGACGGATCGGGCTACCGAAAATCGACTTCGAAGGGGCGATTAAGCAGAGGGAAACCGCGACCGGATACAAGGTGACCGAAGATGAGGCGACCCTGATCCGGCTCAACCTGGTGTTGCAGGAGCGGATCCGGATTCAGGGAGCGGGCGCGGCCGCAGACAAGACGGCAGAGGGCCAGGCGGAGAAGCTCAGGCTCGAAATCGAGGCATTGAAACTGGCCATCGGGCAAGACCTCCAGGGCGAATACAAAAAACTCCTGACAGCCGTTCGCGAGTTCATCGGCTACATCAAGGAACACAAGGACCAGCTCGAGCATTTAGCAGAAGTGTTTCTGGTCCTCGGCGGGGCGCTTGCCGTTGCTGCGATCGCATTTAAGATCCGGGAGATCGTCACTGCTATGACCGGTTTGAATGCGGTCTTAGCGCTGAATCCAATCGGCGTCGCGGCGGGCCTCGCGGTCATCGGCGGAGCGATTCTCTACTCCCGGTATTCCGACCAGGACAAAGGTTGGGCGGACCGCCAGAAGGCGCTGAACGAAAAGAAGGGCATCCTCCAGGTGCGTCCGGAGCTTGGTGATGCCGCCAGCAACAATTTCTCCTCGCTCTCTGCCTTCAGTTACGAGAACGGCGTGCTCAGCCCCAAGGGCGGTGCGGCCAAGCCCGAGCCGCGCGAGCTCTCCGAACACGCCAAGGAAGTGTTGAAGATCGAAGCGGAGACGGCGAAGGAGGCCGCCGATGCATGGGGCAAGGAACATTCCGAACTGGCGAAGATCATCGCGGAACACGACCAGCATATCGTGCAGCTCAGGACCGAAGGCAAGCTCAACGATACGATCCGCAAGAACATCGACTCCCGGATGATGGCCGAGTGGACCTGGATGAATAAAATCTGGAATAAAAAGCAGGCGGATTTACAAATGGACAAGTCCGCCAAGGAAGCGGAGGAGCGTTTCGCAGTCTCTGAGATCAACACTCGAGGAGGTCCGCTGGGGCCGCAGCAATCCGCCGCGGCGGAATACAGCTATGGCACCTGGGTGCAGGGCCAGGCCGGCGCCGCCGGCGACCTCCAGACCGCGCGCGATGCCCGGCTGCGATCGGTCGAACTCGCCGACGCGGAGGCGCTCAAAACGAATTACCAGCAGACGATTCGCGCGAAGGTCGGGCTGGAGCAGGACAAATTGGCCATTGAGATTGACTACCTGCAGCGCGCGCAGGCGGCGCAGGAGCAGGCCATCATCGCGCGCTACGGCGACGAGGCCGCCGCTGCAACGGACCCGTATATGCGCGCCTCGATTGAGGCCCGAGGCCACCAGGAGGTCCAGCGATCGCAAACCGACGTGAATGTGGCGATTGAGGCTGCGCGCGAAAGCTCCGCACTGAAGGAAGCCAAAGACTTGGAGAGCGAGTATCAAAAGCACTTCGACGCGATCAAAAACTCCGCCGGCACACTGTTCGATGCCCTGATCTCCAATACGAAGAACTTCGGCCAGACTCTGATGGCGACGATACGCACCGCCTTCCTCACGCCCATCAAGGAGGCGCTCAGCGCTTGGATCGCCGGCATGCTGATGGGCGCCACGGCCTTCACGGGCGGCGGCGCCCGCGGCAAGGGCGGCTGGATGGTCGGCGCAGGCGGCGGCTCTGGCGCCGCGGGCCCCGCTGCTGGCATCCTGGGTTTCGGCGGTGGCCTGTTCAACGGCGGCGCGGGCTGGGCCCCCGGCTCGGCCGGCTTTGGTGGAGGCCAGCCAGGCGCGGGCGGCATGACCGTCCAGCCCGATGGATCCGTAGGATTCGGTGCCTCTCCCAGTTCGGGCGCAGGAGGCGGCTTTGGCGCAGTGGGACCTGCCGCCGCCATTCTTGGTTTCGGCGGTGGCGTGGTGAACGGGCCGCCTGGTTGGGATCCGGCCTGGGGCGGCTATGGCGGTGGACCCGGGATGAGTGCAGCGACGCCTCCATTCTGGGGCGGCGCGGGCGGCGGTTCCATGGCTGGCGGCTCGTCGATGGGCGGCGGCGGTTTCGGCATGGGCGGCTTGGGCCAAATTGGAGGGATCGCGAATCTTTTCAAGGGCGGCGGCGGTCTGTCCGGTTTCTGGAGCAGGGCGAGCGGACAGTCCTATGGCACCGCGGGCGTTGATGGGCAGCCAGGCGTTGACATGGGCGGGACGGATTCAACCGGCGGTGGCGCGTTCTCCGGCGGCGTCGGCGGCATCGGTGGCGCTGCACTCATGGCCGGTGGAACCATGCTCGCCTTGGACGGCTGGAAGCGTGGCGGCGGAATGGGCATGCTCGAGATGACGGGCGGCGGCGCCGCCATTGGAGAGAAGTTCGGCGGGCCTTTGGGCGCGGCGATCGGCGCCGGCGTCGGCGCTCTCATCGGCGGCCTGCATTGGGCTTTCGGCTCCAATCCCACGGAGGACATGAAGAACGACGTCAAGAACGCCTACGGCGTCAAGATCGACGACACCTTCGCAAAGTCTCTGGTGGCGGAAGCTGGCAAGATGGACTTCCGCGTCTTTCTCCAGCAGGACAAGGTCCATCAGGAGATCATGCTCTATGCCCAGATGACGAAGAGCAGCGTCTCCGGCGGAACCTCCGGCCTCTACACCGATAATGTGGCCCGCGGCGTGAACCTGACCGAGTCGGGCGGCTCACTCTATCAGTCTGCAACCTACAGCAATGGTGGCGCTTATGGCTACCAGTCCTCGCTGCAGAGCATGGGCGGCTTCCAGACTCTCACGCCGAACGTCACTGTCGTCGCGAACATGGACGGGCGCGCGACGACGAACTTCCTGGGCGGCGCCGCGGTGAGCGCCACGGGCCAGAGCCAGGGTCGCACCGCGCTTGCTTCGAACCTTCTTTCCCCGGCCATGGGCACGATCTGATGCCGCGCCCTCAATTGACCGTCGGGGTTTTAGCCACGCGAAAGTGGTGGTTCTTGCCCGCGGTTTGGCTGCTTGCCTGGTTTCCCATAGAACGGCGCGAGGACCGCGTCGTCAATTGGCTCGTCAAACACGGATTTCGCTATCAGCTCGGAATCAAATAGACCATGCCCGGCACGCTCCTTTATGCCGCGCCCGCGACGGTTCTCCCGCAAGCGCTGTGGGCCGCCTTCGTCCTCACGGACACGTGGCCCACGGTCCTGAACACATACCCGGACGGCAGCTATCAGCCACGCTGTGATGGCGACTACCCGCGCCTGTCGTGGCAGCTGGGGCGCCATCTAACCTATGTGCAATGGCTGACCCTCGACGCGTTCTGGAAGGCGCGGCGGGGCGGCCTGGAGTCGTTTTACTTTTATCCGCTCTTCGCGGACTACGATGTGACGGGTGTGAGCGAGGGCGGCCGCAATACCGTGCGTTTTGACGGCCAATTCCCGAGCACTTACTCGATCGCCCGCTGGTCATCCCAATTCGCGCTGATCGAACTTCCCGGAATC